GCCAAAAAGCTTGCGGCAGCAGGCAAGGCGATTGCCGCCATGATAGCAAAAGCCAGTGCCCAGCAAGCATTTACGGCAGCGGCTGGCACTCCAATTATTTCGCGTGGTCAGGGTACTTATGACATAGCAGGAGAGACATATACGGAGGCAGACATATTAGAAATAATTGCTTCTCAAAGAAAAAAAACAGATCCCGTTCAAAAAGCGATAGGCAGCGCGCTGGAAGCGTATGTTGCAGCAGACAAAGAGGTAATAGCAAGCTCTAAAGATTTGGGAGCGAAGCTGGGACTGACGGCAACTACTAAAACTCCGTCTATTGCACCTGTATCTACGGCCGATCTCGACGCTCGCGTGCAAGCCAGTGTATCATCGCTATCTGCAGTAAATACAGGAATAGATGATGCTAATAATAAACTGAGCAAGCAAGAGACAATTGTAAATGGACTGCTTGGACTCTTTGCTCAGCAAGCTCAAGCGTCAACCCAGCAAACGGAGGAATTAGACAAGCAGTTTCAGCAAAATTTGGAGCAAATTGACCTCATTAAAAATGGAACTCTTCCGGGCTTGGCTCAGCAACAAGTTCAATCCAAATCATTATATGATTTGCAAAGAAAGCAACTCAGTGCCAGTGAAAAGGGAGCGCTAGCTACAGCTTCAAACATTACAAACGCAGAAGATAGAGCGACTGTTGAAGCGATAATTCTAAAATTGTACGAAGATCAGCTTATTGCTATTGATGAAAATGAAAAGGCATACGAAAACTTTCTTGGAACAGTGCGAAGCACTGAAGCCGCTTTGGAAGCTGAAAAAATTAGGGCTAATGGTCAATTAATAGGGGGCGGCATCAGGGCTGGCTTTATTGGCGAAGCTGCTCGCGCTTACGAAGGAGCCATTGAGAAGGGGTTTAATAAAGAAGGGGCAAGTGAAATAGCTAGGGCAACGCAAGAGGTAAAATATTTGACCTTGGCATCAGAAGGCTTGGAAGGCGCTATTAGCAATGTTGGAGACGCTTTCGGCACGGCCTTCAAAGGCATCATCACTGGCAGTATGACAGCGCAAGAAGCTCTTGCCAGCATGTTCCAAAGCATTGCTGATTATTTTGCGGATATGGTGGCGCAAATGATTGCCGAATGGATCAAGATGATGACCCTAAAAGGCATCCAAGCTATTATCAATCCAATGGCAGGATTGGGCGATCTGGGCGGTGGAGCACTGTCTGGAGCAACCTCCGCAGCGAGCACTGGCTTAAGTTTTGATCCTGGCGGAATGGCAAGCTTCAGCGCACCATGGACCTTTGCTAATGGCGGCATTGCTCCTGGTGGCTTCACTGCATTCGCCAACGGAGGCATGGTCACAGGCCCCACCATGGGCCTTGTAGGCGAAGGCCGTTACAATGAGGCTATCGTGCCCCTGCCTAATGGCAAGAGCATCCCTGTGGAGCTTGGAGGTATGGGCGGAATGGGAGGAGAAGTGACGAGCAATATTGTTGTTAACATTAATAATGGGCAGATGCAAGGCAATGGCAACAGTAATGGCTCTGAACTGGGGCGCAAAATTGAAGGAGCCGTCAAGCAAGTGTTGGTTAGCGAACTACGCCCTGGCGGCATTCTCTCCACTGGCAGGCGTTAAACCATGACGCAACCAACATTTGCCATTCCTTGTTTATATGGCCTTACGGCTCGCAAAGGCACTCGCACTAAAAAAGTGCAATTTGGTGATGGCTATGAGCAAGTAAGCCCTGATGGCATCAACAATGAAATGCGTAGTTACACAGTAGAAACTGCACCAATTGCTGATTCCATTGCCATTGCCCTTGATTCCCAGTTAACTGCATTACAAGGTGATTTTTTCTATTCGCAATTTTTCATGGACGACCAAAAGTATAAATATCGTTTAGATCCTCAGGAATGGGAATGGCGAGTTATTGGTCCCAATAGTAACATCTTAAGTTTTTCAGTGAAGCGAATTTACGATTCTCGCGCATAATCATCATGAGTTTAGAAATTGATGTGCAACGAGGATGGCATGACGCCATTGTTGAATTATTTGACATAGACCTTTCGCCTATTACCAATGATAATAATGATATTTACTATTTTTCTAATCAATTAAAGCCTGACGATACAAAAATTCAATGGAAAGGAAATATTTACGAGCCACTGCCTATTATTGCTACGGGCTACGAAAAGAGCACGGCGGGCCAGATTGAACAACCATCACTAACAGTCGCGAATGTACTTGGTACTTTTAGCGAGCTAATCAAAGACTATGAAGACATGGTAGGCGCCAAGGTGACGCGCCGCCGCACTCTTGGCAAGTATCTAGACGGTGAAGCCAGTGCTGATCCGTCACAAGAATTTCCAATTGATATTTATTACATTGAAAGAAAGTCTCAAGAAAATGCTTTAACTATCACTTGGGAACTTGCAAGTATTTTGGATTTAGAAGGCTTAAAACTTCCTCGTCGCATCATCACGCAAAACCTTTGCCTATGGCGTTATAGAAGCAGTGAATGTGGTTACACGGGCGCTCCACTATTTACGGACAGAGATGCACTTATAAACACTAGTGGACTATCCGCCGCCGCCACTACTGTGATCAATACTTTTGCTGTAAAAGAAAGCCTTTATGTCAAGCTAACAATTGCCGAGCGAAATCGCAATAAAGCCTTTGAAAATAAAGAGCAAGCTTGTAATTTTTTTTCGCTTATTAGTTCTATTTTTGATCCCGACATTGGCTCTTTTGTGGAAGGCAACAGAGCATTTCGCGACGGAATTCCTGTTGCGCTAACAGAGTTTACTAGGGCAGGGCGACAAAGAGCCATCGTTGACGGACAAAGAAGATACGAGCTTGAGGATTGGGCATTCAGTTCTTCAGCATGTGCAAGTGCCACTGCTGCTTATGACAGCGCGGAGGCGGCACTAGCAGCGGCTCAGGCCGCATATGACACCGCAGTTAGCAATTACAACGTAGCATTTGCTGCACTGCCAGAGGACGACCCTATATGGCAGTTAGACATTTGTGATAAGCGCACTTCCAGTTGCAAGCTTCGGTTTCCTCGCCGGGCATTACCATTTGGAGGATTTCCGGGCGCATCCTTGCAAAAACAATGACACCCTCTAGCTTATTTCTTCCTTTTGCCGCATTAAAGCCAGCCATGCGCAAACATGCCATGTCATTACCTGATCAGGAAGTTTGCGGGCTGATTGCTGCGAATAAATATTGGCCCTGCAAAAATACCCACCCATTGCCCTCTCAATTTTTTGCCATTGCAGCAAAGGACTATGCTCGCATTGAAAAGGAAGGTGCCATCCAGGGAATATTTCATTCGCACATTGACAGACAATCGAAGTTCAGTCCTGAAGATGTGAAGAGTTGCAAAGCTTCACAAGTGCCATGGGTGCTGTTCTGCTTAGGAACCAGTGAATGGTCTTATGCTGATGCGTCTGGAAACACCCCTTTACTGGGAAGACCATGGGTGTACGGTATTTACGATTGCTATTCATTGTTCAGGGATTTTTACAAAAGTGAATTTAACATTGAGCTGGCAGACTATAACCGTGGCGCAGAATTTGAATGGACAAGTCCAGAGTGGCGCATGTTTGAAAAGAACGTTAAAGATCAAGGTTTTGTTGAAGTGGAGAGCGCAGAAAGAAAAGGAGACATGCTTCTAATGCAGTTACAATCTCCCTTTCCGAACCATACGGGAGTAATCACCAATCCTTCTCGCAATATTTTCTATCATCACCTCTTGGATCGCTTTTCGGAAGAAAACGTTTATGGTGGGTATTGGGCAAAGCATACCAACAAGGTGCTGAGACACAAGGAGTTACTGTGACATGTTGATGCAAGTCAAGCTTTTAGGAGACCTTGGCCAGAAGTTTGGTCGCCATTATGAATTTGTAGCGGACAGTCCTCGCGAAGTGATTTCTGCGTTGTCCAATCAACTAGCAGGGTTCAAGCAATATTTGTGCGAAGCCCATGAGAGAAATGTAGCTTTCAAGCTGGTGGACGATGACCCTGAAGGCATGTCTTATGAAAATGCAGTCATGCCCTGCAAGCGCCTTATTATTGCTCCAATGGTAATGGGAGGAGGCTCTGTTGGTAAAATTCTTTTAGGAGTGGGCCTGATTGCACTGTCTTTTGTAAGCTTTGGTTCGGGTGCATGGGCTGGTATTGCTGGGAGTTTTGGAACGGCGGCAGGGGCAGCGGGAGGCAGCGTAGCAGCATTTAAACTTGGAGCAGCGCTGCTATTTACTGGCATCGCAGAACTGCTCACGCCCACCCCTAAAGACGGAGGAAGAGAGGGAAGCTTTCTGTTTGATCAAGCGGCAGAAACGAGCGTACAAGGCACTCCAGTACCATTGATTTATGGTCGATACTTGGCCACATCTCCAGCCCTTATATCTTCGTCTGTAACCACTTATCAAGTGCCCGCATAATGGAACACTATGAAATGGTAGAGGGTGGATGGTCTGTTGCCATTCAAGGTGCTGGCGGCGGCGGTGGCAAGGAAAGCCCTGACACTCTCAAAAGCCGTGCTCAATCGTCAACTGTTTCTATTCTTTCAGAAGGAGAAATAAAAGGCTTTTTAGACAGTGAAGATCCGCTAAAAAAAATATTCTTGGATGATGTGCCAATTAAAAATGCTCTAGGTGATTACAATTTTGAAATAGAACAAATTACTACATTTAGCAACTTCAGCGCCGAAGGAAAAGGCGAAGTGCCTACTGGTAAGGCAAACCCTGGTACGTCTTTTAGTCGTACAACTTACATAGATAATCCAAGCCCTCAAACAGCTCGCCAAACACAAACTATCAATTCCTTAGTAATTGACTATCGCGTGGGCACGCAAGACCAATCTGCAATGCCAGGCTTTGATGATGTGCGAGTGGAACAAGCAGTGGGCAATCGTTTAACGCAAGCCGCTGGTGCCACAACTCGTGTGACCACTTCAGCAGACTTTGATCGCATTCGCCTAAGGGTGGGAGTGGCGGCTCTCTCTCGCACAGACAAAGAAGGAAATACCAAGGGCACTTCAGTTCAATTTCGCATTCAAATTAGGCCAGAAGGAGGATCATTAATTATTGACGAGCTTCAGACCATTGAAGGCAAGAGCTCTGGGCCTTTTGATTATGAATACGAATACAAGCTTTCTGGCAATGGGCCATGGGTGATTACTTTGTCAAGAGAAACAGCAGATTCAGACAGCGTTAAGCTCCAAAATGATCTAATATGGCGAGCCATCATTGGCATTTACGATCAAGCTTATCGCTACCCCAACACTTCATTGCTAGGGATAAAAGTAGGCGCGGAAAATTTTACGGCGGTGCCAAAAGTGGCAGTAGAACTGCTTGGTATAAAAGTAAAAATTCCCACTAACTACGATCCTTATACTCGCACGTATTCAGGCATTTGGAATGGCACCTTTAAGACTGATTGGACTGACAATCCTGCCTGGATTTTTTACGACCTGCTGACCAATGCACGCTATGGCTGCGGGCAATTTATTGCCGAGGCCAACATTGATCGTTATAGCCTTTTTGCCATTGCTCAATATTGCGACGAAATGGTTTCAGATGGCAAGGGTGGCATGGAGCCACGGTTAACTTTCAATGGTTATATCAATGATCGCGGGGAAGCCTATGAAGTATTAAATGCTTTAGCGGCATCGTTTCGTGGTATGCTTTATTTCAGCGAAGGTGTTATTGTTGCCGTCCAAGATAAACCAAAGCCTATTACAAAAGTTTATTCTCCTGCTAATGTATATCA